TGTTGGCGAACCGTTCGTTGTATTTGCCGTAAACGAACAAGTCGTCCAGGTAATCGTTGTGCCAGTGTTTGTTGCAGTAGCCAGAGCAGAGCCACCAGACACGACGTTGCCGAGCGTGATGGTCGAGCCATTAATCGCAGCAATATAAGCGCCGGCAGAAATACCAGTGCCAGATACGCCCATACCGATCTCAAGACCTTGGTTAGACGATACGCTGGTAAGCGTAGCTGACCCAGAAGTCGTGTTAGCGGTAAACGTGCCGCTCGTCGCGCCAAAGTAAAGACCCTGTAGAGCCTTTGACGATACTGTCGCAGTTGCAGGAACTTTAACCTGGCTCGCCGTCGCAGTTGTCTCACCAAGGCCAGTAACGACCGAGGATGAAGCAAAGTTGACAAGCGAGAAACCAGCGCGCTGCACCCAAATGCCATACACACCCGCTGATGGGAATGTATATGACCAAATGTTGCCGCCGTTGCTAGCCGTTCCAGGATCACCATAACGACCATTCAGAAAGAACGTAGCGACGTAGTTGCCACGAATAGCAGCAGAAGTCGTAAGCTGATAAGCCTGACCCGTGTTGTCTACCGACAAAACGTCACCCTGGTTCAAAGTCAAACCAGCGGTAGGCGTAAAGAACGCGTAAACAAACTCAGCGCCAGCGTCACCGCCAACAACCTCGCCTGGACGGAAAGACGGAAGAGGCCCCGTCTTGCCCGTAATGTCGATAGGGCCTTCTGGCGCATATGTTCTAGCGCCAACGCCTTCATACTGTAAAATTGCGATTGCCATTGTCAGTTATCCTTTCTTATTGCCAGAGGACGGCTTGAAGGGAAGGATTAGCAATCGTCATATTGCCTGCCCATGCCATAATGCGAACAATCGCATCCTGGTTGATGTTGGTTCTATCACCGCCGATGACCTTGAAATTCCGCGCAGAATGTGGGCGGTAGAACAAGTAATCAGAATTGATAAAATACATCGTGTTCGATGGGATCTGACCGTTTTTGCCGCCATCAAGAACCACATCAACAGACTTGCCTGCGCCGTAGTATTTCAATGAGGTAAAGCCGATGCCAGCGGTTCCCTTGTCGTCAGTGATACGCTGAATTGCCTGCAATGAGTTGAGGTAAGCGAGATAATAGTTATTATCCGCTACGATCAAATCAACGCCGTCGCTATTACGCTTCAACTGAATTGTCGTTGAGTTCATATAGCTCTGAATGTTAGAGCTTGTAACAACACCTCGCGTATCAGTATTAGCGTTCACAGCTACGTTACGCCACCAGACCTGTGACGAACGGTCGATACCACCAACAACGCCAGACGTTGGCGTTTTAGAAACCAACAGCGCAAGACCGTTGATCTGCTTACCACCCCAACCTGTGCCGTCTGAATAAACAGCAGCACTCATCTGGTTCCAAAACGTGTCTTCAGCCGTATCTACGCGGGCTTCGATGAGGTCAATCATCTCGTCCTCAGAACGGTTCTGAAGCTCTTCAAGACCAGAAAGAACTACTGCAATCGACGCCTGTTTAATCGGGAAGCGAGCAGCCGTCATTGTATCGTTCAGTGATACGTTGAGGAACTCGTAACCAGAATAGAACATAAACGTCTGGTTTTGAGCATAGCGCAGCTCTTGCATGATCTCACGACCACCAGAGAAGGGCTTTGCTTTGCCTTTTTCACGCAAGCGAGAAAGAAGGGCGTTATTGTTTGTAATGTTATCTGCGAGAACTTTAGACCGATTTTCGAGAGTTGTGGTAACCACATCTCCCCAATCGACCGAAGCCACTAATGGACTTGGCATGTTTTATTCCTTTCCTATCCGCGTTGCGCTGCAATCGCGGCTTTGATGCTTTCGTGGATGCTCATGTTTGGTGGGGGTGCTTTTGTGCCGGGGTTGAAACCGGGACTAGGCGCTCCACCTACTGCCTTCGCCGCTGCTTTGGCCTTTTGAACAGCCTGCGCTTGCGACGGCGCTGAATTGCTTGGTTGTTGAGACTTAAGCAGGATTGCCCTTGTCTCTGGGTTTGCCCAACAAGCCTTCTCATATGCGTCCTGTAGATTATTGGCCTTTCCGTTTTGAAGAAGGATAGCCATATCTTCGCGCATATTCTCGAAAAACTGATTTTTAGGATCGGCGCTAAATCGTTCAATCTCAGAGAGACTTTCACGCTGTAACATTTTCTCTTCAAAAGCAGCCGTAGCTTGCTGGATAATGGCGTCTTGGTTTATCGCAGGGGGTTGATAGCCCTGTGAAGGCGCAGCCGCCGCCCCATCAAGGGAGACACCGTAGCGTTGCGCGTAAGCCTGTATGAACATAGCGGGATCAACATTGAACCGCTTGTGTATCTCATCTATGCCTGCGAGATAATTCGTGCGCAGACCGTTTTCGATCTTAGAGTAATCTTGAACAGCCGCAGCTAATGTTGTGCCGTTCTTTTCTGCATACTCCGCAAATTGCTTTAAACCACCATAACGCTTGAAGCCTTGGTCTATCTCTGCTTCGCGCTTGGCAATGCTTTCTTTAACGGCTTCGGGAAGCTCATTAAACGCAGCCTTTGCAGAAACTGACCAACCAGGAGGCGCTTTATAAACGGGTTTCTCAGTCTCATCGCTGCTTGCTTCAGCCGAAACTTGCTGATTGTCGGGAGCGTCAGCCTGTATAGGCTTATCCTTTGCGGCGAAACGACCTTTTTCGTCTCTACCGGCTTGCCTTGCTGGTTTCTCAATCGGCTCATCGGCCTTTGGTTCCGAGCTTGGCGCTTCAGCCTTTTCTTCAAGCTGCTTATCTCTTGCAGCCTCAATAATGGAGCGTAAATCTTGTGGTTCAGACGCGACTTCGCTTTCGCCCGTTGCCGGGACGTCAATAATCTCTTCATCTATCATAGTTCACCTTGGCCGTTGAAAAGCCGTTATTGCCAGGAAGCGCCGGTCTCTTTAGCGAGAGCAACGCCTTGTGCGCCTGGCTTGTAACCATTTCTAACCTTATTCACCGCTTGTGCTATTTCTTGCTTGCTTATCTGTGGACGCTTTGGCGCCCTAATATCCTGCTTATCGTTCCCCATCTCGATAACGCCAAATGCTTTGTATTCTTTACGCATGCTTGACTTGCTATCGTAATACTTGCCCGTTAGCTGTGATTGAACAACTCCCATCTCATCCTTGATGATCATAGGCGTCGCTAAATCAGAACGCTTATCGTTAAAATGAAAATGACCCGCACATTCGGCAGGCCACTCTTCTTCTAGCTTATGCCAGCCACCGCAAACGCGGCATGACCGCTCAGTCATTAAGACAGTCTTAGATTAGCAGCAGCCGTAACAGTGCCGCTCGTATATGTGGACACTCTCGCGCGGAAATAGCGCAAATCACATCTGAAAACCGTGGCAACTGCCGTGGTCGTCGTCGCAACCGTCTCAGTTGCAGGAGCATTAGGCGCATAACCAGAAACGCCAACCCAGTTCACATTGTCAGGACTTGCTTCATAGGTAATCGTGCAAGTCGTTCCAGCGCTAGATACATTGACAGCAACGCGCTTATAGCCCTGCGTATCGACAGAAAACAGATTGCCTGCCGCCGTAACGGAGCCAGTGACCGTGTAACCGTCACTAAGATTTTGTTCGGATTGTAAGAATAAACCGCCAGCCATGACTTAACCTTTGTGCATGTTTTTGAGCGTCTCAGCTAACATAGCCCGTTTGCGCTCTTTCGGGTTTTTGCTGTGTTCAGCTTTTTCGATCTTGCCCTTTGGAATTTTCTTACCCATCGGCACGTTTAATTCTTTGTGAAGCGCGCCTGGATGTTTAATGGCGCCTTTGATCCAATCAGACATTGTTTGCCCCAGGCGGCATCATAGCCGCGTTTGCCGCTTCAGCTTGCTGGCGTATGAAATCATTCTGCGCTCTTTGCTCATCCATCTGAGCTTGGCGAAGGGCTGCATGATGATCGAGTTGAGCCTGTGCAATCTTAGCTTGAGCGCCGACCTGTGCCGCTTGCATATCAAACTGTGACTTCTGCACCTCTGCATGAGCCTTGACTTGGTCGCTTTGAGATTTGGCTTGCTGCGCCATTGCCTCTGGGCTAGGCGGTTTTGGCTGATTAGCCATTTGTTCGATCTTTTCTACCGTGTCCTCAATCGTTTCTTCCAACTCACGACCAACGCGGTAAGCGCGAACGCCAAACAGAAGCAAATCACCAAATAATGGAGCAATCGCAGGGTTAGCCTGCACCATAGGCCCCCAACCCTGCATAAACTGCGTAACGGACATAATGAAATCATTGCGGTCTTTGCGCTCTTGGCTCTCATCACCAACTATGGTGCTATCGACCTCAATATCTATTCTAAATCGACGTAACGCCCCATCACGGAGCAACTCCATTACCGCGTCAATCGTTACGGGTTTTTCTTGTTGCTCACCTGGCATCATCTACATCATCCCAGGCTGTGATGGTTGTTGCGGAGGCGCTTGCATTTGCTGCATATGCGCTTGTTGTGCTTGCTGCATCAGAGCTTGTTGCTGCTGCATGAGGGCTTGCTGCTGTAGCTCTGCCTCGCTTGGCAACGCCATATTTGTCATTTTCATCAGCGTATCAGGCTGGAATTGCTCGCATATAATCTCAGCCAACATACGGATAATGTCGCGTGAGAAGCGTGCTAATTCCTGCTGTCTCTCTCTAATACGGACAGACCCAAACTGCGCCTTAACATTCTGCGCCGTAGCAGTCTCACTTGCGTCGCCATCGCCTCGCATAATGTCACTTATGCCGACGATCTGATAAACATCCTCAATCAACTGTTTGCGTAGCTCGACACAGCCTTTAAGCAATGCCGCTACCTGGTCAATCGGAAGCCATACAATCGGCGCACCGCCCTTGCCGCCCTCAGTAAAGACAGCCCATGACTTCACCGCAATCATCTTATTCTCAAAGCCAGGAGCCATTGCGCGCTCTACTTCCGGCGCACCCTCACCTTGAGGACCGGCAGGATAGAAACCCACCAGCTTTAATGATTGCTGCAAACTAGCTATGCGAGCCGTCAGCGTATCAATTTCTTCTGCCTGGTCTTGGTAATACACAAAGTCAGGAACAGGCGCGAGGCTATCAGTCGTTAGCGTGCCAAATGCTGGCTTTGGACACGGAAAGAAACCACTGAGCTTGAGATAAGGAGAAGAGTGTTCAAGCGTCTCTGGATAGCTTTTTGCAATCCAGCAGACCTCTTGCTTGTTCTTATCCCAGAACTCCCAAATGGTTGCCTTGTCTTTCTCGCTAGTCGAACCTGTGTTGTTTATGTTATCCTGCTCGCCCTGCCCTGGCGACGCATCAAGACCGATCTTATTGCCGATCTCTTCACCAAATCGCTCAACAAGCTCCTCGCGGCTTAAATAGGCACGAAACGCCACCCAACCCACTTCATCCCATACACGCGCAGCCTCGCAAACAAAATCATCACGCTGTATGAAACGCAGCTTAACATTCTCAAAGTCTAATATCTCGCCGGGATTGTTAGCCTCTTGAGCCTCACCAATCTCTTCAGCGCGCTCTGCGTCAGGCCCCTCCATCGAGGAAACATCAAGCCCGTCAACATCGTCGTCGTCTTCAACAATGATCGTCACAGGCTCATAAAACAATCGAGCCACACCGCGACCATACAGCAAGTAATCGTCTCTAACTTGCTCTAACCGACTAAAATAATCATTGCTCTCAACCTGGAACCGGCAAGCGCGTTCCAACAGATCACACGCTTCACGACCTACTGGGTCGCTATCACGATAACGACGCTGGACCACTGGCTGTGGAGCCTTAGCCAATATCGCAGGCTTCATTATCTCTAGGTTCGACCACAATATCTGATAGCGTCGCGTCTTGTTAGTCTGCGAGCTTTCGTAACGGTATTTCTTGCGTATCTTTTTGCAGCGGCTTTCCCATTCTGCAATCTCAGGCGCTTTTTGGGCGCTTTCAATCAAGTCGAGATAATAGGCAGCATCACGGCCTGACTTCGTGGATTTTTCCTCGTATTCAGCCATCAGATGCGCTCGCGCTTCTCGTAGCCGCTATTTTCAAAATCCATGAACTCATCCATCGTTATTTTGTTTAAGCCGCGCATCTCAGGCTTATCGGCCTTGTCAATCTCAGGCTGTATGTGTTGCTTCCACGCCATAGCGAGATAACCAAACGCATCGGCAGGATGAGACGCCCAATCATGTTTTGGCGTGTTCTTAAACACACGCGCCTTATCATCCCATTCTTGTTTATATTGTCTCAGGGCTTCCAAACCCGAAGCACTTCGTCGCTTATCAAACCAACATTTTGGGATAGTGAGCTTGGCTGCGTGTATTCTGTCTTCGACACGATGATCTGCCACCAGAAGAGGCTTAACTCCTTCTGCCAGCATCGTTTCGATGCGTGTCCTGCCGGTCTCGAAGCTAGGAACCTTTGCGTCGTGCGGAACGTAACATGTGCCTGTGTAATGGCGCTCTTTGATCTCTTTGAGATAATCGAGAAAGTAATATCCGCTGACCGAAATGAAATCGACGACATGCGGTCCATCCCTGCCGATCTGGAACGCCCAGACAGCCATATTAGCGCCGTTACCAAAATCCCAGGCTGTATGTATCTCTGTGTCTAATAACGGCAGGCTTTCAACAATCCTGCCCTCACGCTGCGCATCAGACATCTCGCGCCCAAAATAAGCGCCCATAATCGCAGCTTCAAAACTATTCTCGTATTCTTGCTGATAACGGTCGTAGCCCATTTGCTCTAGGGCATCGTCTAATTCAGACTGAGGAATTAAACCCGTCTCACTCGCCTTTAAATCTAAATGAAACCACTCGGACGATTGCCGAGCCTTTTCTGAAATCTCCCAGAACTCATTCTTGCCGCATGGCGTTCCAATCCATACAGCCCAACCATTACGATCACTAAGAGCAGGTCGAAGAACCTCTGTGTAAACCGCAGGGCTAATCTGGCTAGGCTCGTCAATGACAATGCCATCAAAATACCCGCCTCTCAGCGCTTGATAGTTATCAGCGCCATACAGTCTAACGCGACCGCCATTCGGGAAATCTACTCGTAACTCACTCTCATTAAACGTCGCGCCATACGCTAATAGCGGAGCAGAATATGCTTTTAAATAATCCCAGGCGTTTGTTTTGCTCTGCGATAGAAACGGACTAATCAGCCCATATCTTGGCCGCTCACGCTTATTCTCTAAACAACGCCTAACAAGGTCATTAATACACGCTACAGTCTTGCCGCAGCGCCTATGAGCAACAATACAGGCCCATCGCTCTTGTCTATCGTGAAATGGCTTAAATACATCCCTAGGCTTATACGGTATGCGTAGCCTAGTCATTATCCCATTCAATAATCAGCTTGGCAGGCTGGCTGTGTGTCGGATCAGTCAAAGCAACTGACTGTAAATCCGGCAATACCTTTTTCAATAATGCAATTGCAGCAGTAACCTGAGAAGGCTCTAGCTTTTTAGTCCCCTCTGCATGTTCAATTAAATTGTTGAGAAT